ATTATTTCAGATCAATTTAGAATATTAAATGCTGCGAATTTCGTCGCTGGTGTAGGTAGCACTTCGCAATCATACTATACGTTCATTGGACTTCCAAACTCCAATGATGTTGGTGCTGGTTATGGTACTACCGATTGGAATACAAATACACCACCTCCGAAAGACGGGTTTAGAGAATACAATGACGATTATGATACCATGATCGCATTGAAAAAACTAACCACTAGTGATGTAAAGAGACTGGTTAGAAAGTACTTTTGGACATCTGGTATTGTGTATGAGATGTACAAAAATGATTATAGTAGGAGTAATTTAAGTCCTCAGACTTCATCTACTAATCTTTATGATGCAAAATATTATGTCGTAAACAGTCAGTACAAAGTTTACGTTTGTATCAATAACGGTCAAAGTCCAGAAAATCCAGCTGGTGCAAGATCTCTTGATGAACCTACATTTACAGATTTAGAACCCAAAGCCGCAGGCACAAGTGGTGATGGATATTTGTGGAAATATCTGTACACAATCACTCCCACAGACATTATTAAGTTTGATTCCATCGATTATATTCCAGTTCCAGAAAACTGGGGAGTAGGTGATACTGCAGATGTTAAGAACAATGCAGTTGATGGAAAAATTCAAACTGCACTGATTGTTGAACCTGGTGGTGGTTACCAACCAATTTCTACAACATTTAATAACATTCCAATTCTGGGAGATGGAACTGGCGGTAAAGCGAGTGTAAGTGTTGATTCACAAGGTAAAGTATCCAGTATTTCTATTACAAATGGAGGAACTGGATATACAAGAGGTAGTATTCAGTTCTATCCAGGAGCTCCTGGGTCTGAAACTGGAGGTCCTATTTCAGGACTTGCTGCAGTTGGTGTAGGAACTACTTCTGTTGCACAGTTTGAGGTTGTAATTCCACCTCCAGGTGGACATGGATTTGATGTTTATAAAGAACTTGGTGCATTCAGAGTTCTTCTCTATTCTCGTTATGAAAACGATCCAACTAACCCAGATTTTATCACTGGAAATGACTTTGCAAGAGTTGGTGTAGTTCACAATCCACAAACTCCATCTGGAAGTTTGTTAACACAGTCTAAAGCCAGTGCTTTGGTTGCCTTAAAACTCAGATCATTCACTGGTGGTAGTGTTTCCGACACAACATATACTGTTGATACTCCTGTATATCAACAGATTGGTATTGGTTCTACTGCTGTTGGTTATGTTGCAAATTGGGATTCATCAACTGGTGTTCTCAAACTTTATAATCCAGTTGGTCTTGGATCTACAACCTATGGATTTAGACTTGTAGATTTTGCATCACAAATTGGTGCAGGTGGAACATACATTATCAGTGGTCAAACTGGAGGAGATGCTCTTGGTATCGAAACTAGTTTTGGTAGTTCTGCAAGCCCAGGCACAGCAACCACCGTTGGTAGTGCAACTGTACAATTGGGTCAAAGTTTTGTTGAAGGTATTGCTCAACCAGAAATCAAAAAATATTCTGGTGAGATCTTATACATAGATAACAGGGCAGCGATCCAGCGCAGTGCCACCCAGAAAGAAGACATTAAAATCGTACTAGAGTTCTAAGAAAATGCCCCAAGAGACTAACCTTAATGTTTCTCCATATTTTGATGATTTCAATGAGGATAAGAACTTTAACAGGGTACTTTTTAAACCTGCTACTCCAGTACAGGCGAGAGAGTTAACTCAGCTTCAGACAATTCTTCAAAATCAAATCGAAAGGTTTGGTCAGCACTTCTTTAAAGAAGGTGCAATGGTCATTCCTGGTCAGATTGCATATGACCCACTTTATTATGCAGTTGAGATTAATGAAAGTTTCTTGGGCATTCCAGTTTCGGAATACCTACCACAATTAGTTGGAAAGTCAATCAGAGGATCAAACTCTGGTGTTGAAGCTACAGTGGTAAATTATCTGTTAAACACAGATTCTGAAAGAGGAACCAATACACTTTATATCAAATATTCCAAGTCTGGAAGTGATTTTGCAACAAATGTCTTTGAGGATGGGGAGAATTTAATTGCATCTACGGATATTGAATATGGCATTTCTCGCATTGTAGCAAATAATGCGTTTGCAACTTGTATTGCATCCAATGCAACTTCTACAGGATGTGCAGCTTCAATTCAGGAAGGTGTATACTTTATTCGTGGATTTTTTGTAAAAGTAACGTCACAAACTCTCATTCTTGATCAATATGATGCAACTCCAAACTATAGAGTTGGTCTGTTCATTGATGAGAACCTTGTAACTGCTTATGATGACGGAACTCTCTTTGATAATGCAGCTGGTTTCTCTAACGCATCAGCTCCTGGTGCCGATAGATTCCAAATCAAAACAACTCTAATCAAGAAAGGTCTTGATGAGTTTAATGATGAGAACTTTGTAGAATTAATGAGACTTGAGAAAGGTCTCATTCAAAAGTTTGTTAAAAAGACAGAATATAATTTAATTCGTGACGAACTGGCTAGAAGAACATTTGATGAAAGTGGAGATTACTATGTAAAACCATTCCAAGTCAAAGTAGTCGAATCACTCAACGATAGAATTGGTAATGGAGGTATCTATCTTCCATCCCAAAAGACTGCTCAGGGTGGTGTTCCTAGTGATGACTTGATGCTTTATCAAGTTTCTCCTGGTAAAGCATATGTAAGAGGATATGATATTGAAAAATTAAATACTTCATATATTGACGTTGAAAAACCAAGAGATACAAAAACTATATCTGCATCTTCGTTTGCATTTAATGGTCTTGGATATCTTAAGATCAATAATGTATACGGATCACCTTTTGTTGGATTTGGTACAACTGCGGTAGTCAGTCTCAGAAATCAAAGAATTGGTGCAACTGCATCAGATGCAGCTGGTATTGAAGTTGGTAACGCGAAAGTTTACGACTACAAACTTGAAGCTGCTGCATATTCTGATGATACTTCGAAATATGATTTATATCTTTATGACATTCAGACATTTACCGAAATCACGGTAAGTTCTGAAATCACACAAACTACTCCTGCATACATTGAAGGTGCAAGAAGTGGTGCAAAAGGTTTCTTAAAGAGTGATGTTTCTTCCGCAACGTCTCTTACTCTGACATCAACGAATGGTCAGTTTATCGTTGATGAACCAATTAGAATTAATGGTATTCTTGACACCAGAGTAGTCACTTCTGTAAGAGAATATAAGTTTGATGATGTAAAGTCAATTTATCAGACTGTTGGTATCAACACATTTAATGCGGACAGTCTTCTTTCCGATAGGTTCCTTGTTGCACCATTAGGAACAAACTTTACCGTTGGAACAGCTGGTATCGTAACTGCACCAGGTAATAGATTTGCCGTCGGTATCAACACTGGTGATATCGTAACTTACAACATTGCTGGTTTCTCCACCGCAACGTTTAACAGAGTTAGTGCTCTTTCTTCCGATGGATCCACTATTACTCTTGCGGCTGTTGAAGATGTCAATGGAGTTTGTGATGGTAGTCTTCCTGCAACAGAAATCCAAACAAGTGACTTTACTCTGATCAAACCAAGACTGGTAAATGGATCACAATCAACTCTTGCAACCAGACTTCCTGATGGCTTCATTTCAAACGTTGATCTGAGTGATTCTGAAATTCAAATTAGAAGACAGTTTGTTCTTAATGTTGCAAGTAACAGAGCGACTGTTACTATTTCAGATACTAATCAGTTCTTCCAACCTTTTGATGAGGAAAGATACAATCTTGTATTCTCTGATGGCACTGTCGAAACTCTTAATGCACAGAAATTAACATTCGATGCTACATTTAAGACTGCTACTCTGGTAAATCTTTCTAAGTCATCAGACACCAATGCAATTCTGGTTGCAACAGTTAAGAAGATCAATGTAACGGCTCAAAGCAAGAGTTTATCCAGATGTGACAAATTGGTTGTATCCAGATCTAAGTATGATTATGCTGGTGCAGCTGGAACAAACTTTAATAATGGTCTTACTTATAACACTATCTATGGAACCAGAGTTGAAGATAAAGAGATTTGTTTGAATGTTCCTGATGGTGTGCGTGTTCATGCAGTATTTGAATCAAGTACAACTGCAGATCCAATTCTTCCAAATATCACTCTGATCAACAGATCTTCAGACCTTACCAATGCCATTCAAGGTGAATTGGTTATTGGTGAGACAAGTGGAGCAGTTGCTAGAGTTGTAACTTCATCCGCTTCAAACATTGATATCATCTATAAGAACGAAGAAAGATTTGTTGTTGGAGAAGCCGTTACATTCCAATCCTCTGGAATTAATGGCGAAGTATCTGCCGTTATTATTGGTGATAAAAATATTGTAGAGAACTTCACATTTGATACTGGACAAAGGAGTGAATATTATGACTACACAAGAATTATTAGAGATGCAAATTCTCCAGAACCAAAGAAGAGAATTGCTATTGTTTTTGACCACTATGTCGTTGATCCTGGAACTAGTGGAGATTTAGCCACTGTAAACAGCTATCCCGATAGTGCATATGCTAGTGACTTAACCCTGTTTAAGGGAGAACCAATCGTAGATTATCTGGATATCAGACCAAGAGTTAAGAACTATGATACATCCAGTGACACAGATTCTCCATTTGAATATGATTATAGAGACTTTAGTGTCTCTGGTGGATCAGTAAACAATATCCTGGTTCCAGATGAAACTGTAACCATTGGATATTCATTCTACATGGCTAGAATTGATAAGATCTTCCTTTCTAAAGATGGTTTCTTTGAACTTAAGAAAGGGGAATCTGCAGAAAATCCTGTTGCACCAGAAACTCCTAGTGGATCATTTGCAGTTGCAACTATCTTCAATAAACCTTATCTGCATAATGCAACCAGAGAAAGTACAGTTGTACTTGCGCAACATAAGAGATATACAATGTTTGATATCTCTAGATTGGAAAATAGAATTTCAAATATTGAATTCTATACGCAATTATCTCTTCTTGAAACGGATACTGCAAACTTGAATATTAAAGATGCAGTCACTGGTCTTGATAGATTTAAGTCTGGTTTCTTTGTTGATAACTTTAGAGGTCATGGATCACATGCAATCACTCATCCAAACTTTAGAGCTTCAATTGATAAATCAAAGAGTGAACTGAGACCACTTCACTATACTCATGGTATTGATTTACTTCTCGGTTCTGAGCAAGTTATTGGTATTGGAACTACTGCAAATCCAAACGCAGATCTTACTCAAGTTGCTGATCTTCAGTCAAATGCACTTAAAAAGACTGGTGATGTTGTAACTCTTAATTATTCCGAAGTTGAGTTTATCAAACAAAGATTTGCAACTAGAACGGAAAACGTAAACCCATTTGCAGTTATTAACTGGGTTGGTATTGTTAATCTCAATCCTTTTAGTGATACTTGGTTGGATGAAAACCGTCTTGATATTCAAAATATTACTTTGGAAGGCGGCTATCAGAGTTTCATGGATGCCTTTGCAGTTGATCCCAACACTGGATTTGCTCCAATTGATTGGGGTGGATGGCAAGAAGAGTGGAGTTCTATTGATGTTAGCACAACTGAACTTTCCAGAAGAAATCTTGGCACAGAAGTTGTAGGTGATACTGGTTGGAGAAGTGGTTTCACTGCTGGTGGACAACAACTTCCAACTGCTCACCAAGGATTGGCTGCAAGAACGCGCACAGTTACAATGCGCGATAATCTTCTCGTTAACGCTGAAGAAACTCTTAGTATTGATCGCGGATTATCAAGAACAGGTATTCAACTTCAGGCTGCGGAAAGAATTGACACTCAAAGTCTTGGAACTAGACTTATTAGTCAAGAGAAGATTCCATACCTCAGATCTAGAAACATTGAATTTGTTTCCAATAGAATTAAACCAAGAACACGTTTCTACGTTTTCTTCGATGATCAGGATGTAACCAAGTATGTAACACCAAAACTCCTTGAAATCTCAATGCTTCAAGGTGTATTCCAAGTTGGTGAGACTGTCAGAGGATTTATGCCTCTTGGAACAGTTGATGGTGCTGGAGCTGAAATTGCATTCCGTGTTGCACAACCAAACCACAAACTTGGTGCATATGATTCACCATCGATTGTGTACAGTGTAAATCCTTATTCGGATAGTGTTGGGATTAACTCTGTTTATTCTGCAACAAGTACCATCCTTAACATTGATACTGCTTCACTGCAGAATGAAGTTCTTGGAACCTTCAGTGGTTATGGTGCCGCAAACATGAGACTGATTGGTCAGACAAGTGGTGCGGAAGCTACTATTTCCGACTTCAGACTGATTAGTGATGAGAAAGGATCTTTGATTGGTTCACTGTTTATTCCTAATTCAAGTCTGCCTTCTGTTCCAGAATTCAGAACTGGAGTTAAGACATTCAGAGTTACAAGTAGTCCAGTTAACTCACTGAGCCCTACAGATAATCCATCTACAGCAGAAACTTCTTTCCGCGCAGAGGGTACTCTTGATACAGTTCAAGAGGACGTTATTGGAATTAGAAATGTTGATGTTCAAAGAGAAACAGTAAGTGATAGTACAACCACGAACCAAACTCTGACAAGAAACGTTCAGAATGTTGCCTTTGAAGATAGAACCGTTTCACAAAACCAGTGGTATGACCCTCTTGCAGAATCCTTTGAAGTTGTTGATGATAATGGCGTATTTGTCTCCTCCTGTGACATCTTCTTCCAGTCAAAAGATGATGCAATCCCAGTGACACTTCAGATCAGAACAATGCAAACTGGTCTGCCAACAAACACCATTCTCCCATTCGGTGAAGTTGTTTATGAACCTTCTCAAGTTTCTCTTTCCGAAGACGGAACTGTGGCTACAAGATTTACTTTCCCATCTCCAGTTTATCTGGAGGGTAAGAATGAATATGCACTTGTTCTTCTGTCAGCCTCAAACAACTATAGAGTGTTTATCTCTAGAATGGGTGAAGAGGATCTGACAACCACAAATCTTCCCGAAAGCGAGAGAACTATTGTTTCACAACAACCTTACATGGGTTCGTTGTTCAAGTCACAAAACGGTTCTACTTGGGATCCAAGTCAACTTGAAGACCTCAAGTTTGTTCTTAACAAGTGTGCCTTCGTTCCTGGTCCTGGAACTCTCAAACTTTATAATCCAGAACTGGGTATTGGTAAGTTTGAAAATCCAAGACTTAGACCACAACCACTTGAGTTCCTCTCACATGAAATCATTGTTGGATTTGGAAGCACTGTTGCTACCAGAGACTTCAATATTGGTTCTAGATTTACTCAGGTTGGTAATACTTCTGCAGAGGGTAATCTTGTTAAATCTCTTGGTTCTATCAAGATCAATACATTGGCAACTGAAGCTGGTGGTATTACAACCAACAGAGTTGGAACTGGTTTGACACCATCTGCATCAAACTTCACCTTTACTGGAATTGCACTTACATCAATCACTGGTAATGGATCTGGTGCGATTGCAAATATTCAGGTCACAAGTGGCTCAATTGGTGTTGTAACAGTAACCAGTGGTGGTTCTGGATATGCTGTTGGTGATGTTCTTGGATGTACCCTTGGTGAGACTGGAACAGGAACAAGATTTAACGTTGGTATTATTTCTGCAACCAATAGCATTATTCTTGACAGAGTTCAAGGTGAGTTTACAACATCATCGGAACTGATGACAATCAATGCCGTTGGTGTTGCATCGACATTACCTGGTTCACAACCTTCATCCATCAATAACACAGAAACTTATAAGGATGGTCTGCATGTCAAGGTCAATCACAGAAACCATGGTATGCACGCCAGAAACAACAGAGTTACAATCT